CCCTTGAGGCTGCCATGCTTGGCCTTCCTCGCCCTGCTGGCGCCCCTGCCATGGCGCAGGTCCAGCCTATCGAGGAAGCAGAGCAGCAGCAGCGCTCTACAGCTCTCTGGCTGGCTCGTGTTCAGACCATTCGCAGCAGGGTTGAAAAGCACAAGATTCGCCATGTTGTCTCGCCTCGTGCTTCTGTCATGGGGAGCAAGCTGCTGGTGGCTGGCTGGCCATGGGATGACGTCGAAGAGGCCTGCCTGTTCAAGGGCATGGACTCTGATACGCGCGCGAAGCTGAACGCTTGAGAGAGGGGCTGAACATGAGCAAGCAAGCACTGCACTTTGAATCAATCGAGGCTCTGGTGGCTGCTGGCAAGCTGCCCTCCAGCTGGAGCGGCAGAGATTCCCGCACTGGGACTCTGGACTTCACAGGCACGGCCTCGTGGGAGGAAGCTTGTGACAGGGCAACGAATGGCTGGCCAGAAGGGCTGGCCAAGATGGCAGGCGTTCTGGAGCAGGCGCAGGCCAGCACCACAGCCACAGGCGCAGCTCCCAGCATGATGCTGGACGTTGCAGGGGCATTCCCTCATGCAGCCATCGCAGCCTCTGGAGATGCGTTCTGCATGGTCTCGCCTCTGCCAGTCTCAGAACGAGCCAGACCAGTGCTGCGCCTCGCCACCAGCACGGCTCTGCCTGCTACATTCGAGCCTCATGAGGTGTTCAACTATGGGGCTGGGCTGGTGGCCATGATCGATTCGCTCGAACAAGCAGGCTTCTCTGTGGAGCTGAGCAGCCTGCGCTGCAACGACTCGTTTGGGGGCAAGGCCAGCAGCAGGTTGACCATTCAGACCCTGCTGAAGCCTGCAGGTGAGCCTCTGGAGCTGGAGCGCCTCGCGTTCTGCCTCGCCTCTGCTTCCTTCAACAGGCGCTTGCACTTTGCTGTGGTGGAGGCTCTCTGCCCTGCTGAGCTGTGGCAGGGGTCTTATGGGATGGCAGCCACCCCAGTGCGCGGGACTGACCTAGACGAGGACGTCTGCTTGCTCCCGGGTCCAACCATGTTTGGTCCAAGCAGCCCGCAGTTGGCCAGCCCAGAGGCTGCTGTGGCTGCCATGAGGGGCAAGGTGCTGGAGCTGCTCTCAGACCGCTACGCTGCCTTCCCGGCCATCTTGTTTGAGGCGGCAGCCTGAGCTGAGTCCAGCAAGGGCAGCTTGGCCACAGGCTGCCTCTCTGGCCTCAGACAGACTGAGCCACCAGCCCCACAGCAGGGGCTGGCATCATGGGAGACAGACAGCATGAGACAGACCGCTGAACGCACTGGAGAGGGATTCAAGGGCAAACGCCCTCTGTTCTCTCTGGGGCATCTGGCAGCCACCACAGGCGCACTGGAGCTGCTCCAGAAAGATGCAGACCTCGCAGCCCTGTTGATCAAGCGCCATGAGCTGGGAGACTGGGGCGACGTGGACTCTGAGGACTGGGCGACAAACAACAGGTCTCTGAAGCTGGGAGGGCGAATCGTCAGCTCTTACAAGCTGCTGGGCGCTGGGACTCTGTGGATCATCACAGAGGCAGACCGAAGCTGCACCACCCTGCTGCTACCCTCTGAGTACTGAGCCACCCCGCAGCCTCTGGCCAGCACGGCAGGGGCTGTCACCTCTCAAAACAGGATGCTTGAATCATGCAACAATCAATCGAAACTATTGCCATGATTATGTCATGGCTCTTCGTGGGCGCTATTGCTACGCTCGCGTTCATGTGACAGCGGTCGGCCCTTGGCCTGTAATAGGTCAGGGGCCGGTCGGTCGGTCAGGGAGGGTGGTGTTCGGTCAGGATGGTCGATCGGTCGCCTTACCGAGAATCTTTTTCCATAAGACAAACAATCCTTGACCGGTCATCGGTCGGTCAGGATGGTCGGTCATTTGGCAACAGCGACATAATCCATGCCACGCCCATAATCGCCACAGGGGAAACAAAGAAAATGCCAAGGCCAATCCACATTTTCATTTCATCGGTCATTTGCGCCCCACTTAATCGGTCGGTCGGTCATCGGTCGGTCGTTTAAATCATAAAATCTCGAATAAATCCACTTGCTAAATGCCGAATCGTCATATAACCTTCATCAGTCGCCACAAATGGGAGACAAAAATGGACCTACCACGCGAAATAGCTGATCTTTGCGGCATCATTGACTCGGTTGAATATGTCCCCGGTCTCGGTCAACCGTCACTGCCGTCGCCATTGCAAACGGTCAAAGACCACAACAATGTCTGGACGGTCATTTACAACAACAACGAAATAGGCTGGATCAATAAAATCGGTCTTAAGGTTCGGGATGAGTACAAATATCGAGCGGTCGCAGCAAATGGGTCGGTCAAACACTGCCCCAATTTCAATCTGGCCCGTTCCTTCATCGTAGGTGAGTATTACTGATGCGCGTCACACCAATTCGTCCGATTGCATATGTCGGTCGGTTTCCTCAAAAGCAAAGGGAAATGGGAAATGGAAAAGGTAATGATAGACGAGCCAGTGCAGTGGGTGCAAAATCAGGAACGCAGGAAGCTGAACCCCTCTACAAACCCCGTTTACATAAATGAAGCGGTTGTCTGGCGATTCGTGCGATATTCGATCAATCGAGCGAAGGTGGTCGGATTTGCCTATGGGTTAGGGTTCTCTGTGTTTGTCGCAATGTTCGTGAAGCTGATGGGGAAGTGAAATGAAGAACACAGTCAAAATCTCAATCGACGGCGTGGGCGCATTTGGTGAAGAAGGCAGATCAATTGACTTGCTGCCGGATGACATGAACGAAAACAACGTGGTCGTCCGCCTTTTTGACACTTCAAAGGAAGGACCAGCAAAAACAATCGCTATCAGCATCCCCGCTGAATATCTGCGGGATGCTGTCGAATGCCTTAGCCGGATGAAGTACGCAACCAGCCAAATTTCTTTTTAACGGGAGGCGCAGATGATCAGAATGTCAGATGAGTATCTGCTCATGAAGTCTCAGACCTACATCCAAAACCTTGAAGCTATCTTGTGCGAGGTGCTGGACTACCTTGAGGACCGCGCTGACGTGGTGGATGGCGATGACGGCAAACCTGAGCCAAATCGAGAGATGTCGCTAATGACAGCCATCAATGATGTGGTTGCCAAAAACATGTTCGGCGCATAGGAGGATCAAATGGCAAAGATCGCAGAACTTAAAGGGCAAACAATCGTAAATATCTCAATGGAGACAGAAGAGTTCTATGAAAGGGGCGATTCAGACGAAAGAAACGCCAAAATAACTCAATTAAATTTCCACATGGAGAGCGGCGATACATATCACATGTATCATGGCCAAGACTGCTGCGAACAAGTTTACATCGAAGAAATCGTTGGAGACTTAGGCAGCTTGATTGGATTACCAATCCTTGAAGCTGAGAAAGCATCAAACGGACCGAAAGAAATTGAAGGTGGCTATGGCGGCGAAGAACAATGGACCTTCTACAAGCTTGGGACAAATCGAGGTCATGTAAACATTCGCTGGTACGGGACAAGCAACGGCTACTACAGCATGGGCGTTTCATTCAGCAAAAATACAACCAAAGAATGGTGGAGCGATGATGATGACGATGAGGAGGGGGCTTAGGCCCCCGTTTTACTTTCTGCGCTTAGACCTATGAAATGACAGGCGATCTCGCAAATGGCTAGCAAAGACGGATCTCGACCGAATATTGTCTTGTAGATTCCTGCCTAACTCTTCTAACTCATTCTCTTCCCATGCAGGCATTCGCAAGCAACTAGCATATTTGCTTCGCAGCTTTTCATGGACATATGCTCGCCTTGAGCGAATATCCTTCAACAAAATATCTCCCAATATTGAGTTACATTCCCGACACGCCGGAAACTTGCGAAGATTCAAATGATTCTTGGTCTCTTCATCTAGTTTTGAAATGTAGGCAAGCGGCGGAACATGATCGTGACCGCTGGATTCTTGCCCACAATATACGCATGGATCTCCCTCACGGCCCATGATGTCATAAGCGCAATCATCCATCAGAAACGCTTTTCGGCGGTGCAAAACCATTGGAGACACTCCGTCCAATCCTTGCGAACGCTTTCTCTCGCTGTCGATGCGCCTTCAATCGGCAGTATGGACAACAGTACCTTTGCCATCTCCGCTGCTGCGTTCGCTCTTCGCCACAGGAGACACACACAAACTTTGCTTTTTCCTTTTTCATTTTAAGCCCCAATGCTGCGTATGATAACGCGTTTAGCTACCCTAGTAAAGACCACACCCGCCAATGCTAGCCAGCGGTCCGCGCTGCTCGAATTTGGCGCAAGAAATGATCGTTCCAGTCGTCACCCAGAGTTGGAGGGATCATCACCGTCGCTTTACGCTTGAACTGAACAATTAGGCGATTAGCCAGTTCATATGCCCTAGCTTGACCTGTGCAGTTCTCATCGTTATCGCCAAAGATGAAAACCTCATGCGCTTCGTCTGGCGGTCGCCATTTGGCAAGGAGGTTTCCGTTCACGCAGGCCCAAACTGGCATGTCAAACATCAAGCTTGCGGAGATGGCCGTTTCAATCCCCTCCGCAACGCCCATGACCTCCGCAGCGGGCATCAATCTGATCGCACAGCCATCTGGCAATTTGCCGGGCATGACCTTCTTCGCTGGCGAGACATTGGCCTTCCTGCCGTCCCTCGTCAAATATGTGATGTGCAAGTTAATCGCCACATCGTTGTAGCCAATGACTTTGGCAACCATTGCCGGATGGAACTGTTGATCCTCTGAATGAAAAACACGGGAAGCTTCCCGAACATAATTTACGAAAGGCCGAGATCCACCCATTCTGGCGCGTAAATATTTGGCAGCAGGCGAGATGTCCGCTATTGGCGTTGTGGCATTCCATACCTGCTTCATGCGTTCACGCTGGCGGGATTCCTCGTCGCTGGGTTGTTTGCGCTCGAAACTGTTCGAAGTACCCATGACCTTGGCAATATTGTCGGACACTTCCCTGAAACTCTTGCCCGTGACCTTACACGCCAGATCGAAACCGTCCCCTCCCCCACATTGGGAGCAGATATACCCTCCTTTGCTGTTCTGATCGTCCCAGCGAAAGCGATCATCGCCGCCGCAGATCGGACACGGCCCGTGCTTGTTGACCAGAAACTTGCTGTCAACGCCAAGAGCCGGGAGCAGGCTTTTCCAGTTTCCCTGAGCAACATCCCCAATATGTCCCACGACTACCTCCACATCGTCCGTTGATTTTTCGCTTTGGCGTTTCTGATGTTCCTAGCCCTAATCCAACTTGCCACCTCCGGCGAAATCAAAATAGCTGGACGCTCCAAGATCCAACTTGGCGGCTTGGACTTGAACTTGTCTTGATAGGCATAAAACGCCCATCCCCGCTTGTAGCCATGAGACTCCGCATACCGCAGAAGCTCCCCGTACCAGCGTTGTTGAACCTCTGGCGGCGGCGCATCGACCTCCATGCTCTTGTTGCGCTTGAACTCGTAAAGCTCGCCGTTGGCACTCTCGACCTTGACTTGCGGCGCAGGCTGGAACCCACAGGCAGGGCATTTGATAGACTTGGGCGGCTTCAGGAAATGGCACTGGGTGCATTCCTTCGGCAACGGCGCGGTTTTCTCCTTGAACGAAACCTGCTTCTGACCGTCGTGCAGGTCGTCCTTGTGGATGTCAGTGACAAACCCAAGCCTCAAAGTCGTATCGCTATGGTCAAGTATCAAACAGTGATCTTTCCCGTCCGCAGTACGCAAGCCACGGCCAATCATCTGCGTGTAGAGGATTTCAGACTGCGTAGGACGAGCCAGAATGATGCACCGAACATCCGCATCAAAGCCCGTTGTCAGCACACCCACGTTGCAGATGACCTTCGTATCACCGTTGCCAAACCGCCTGATGATCTGCGCCCGCTCCTCCATGTCCGTGAAGGCGTCCATGTACTCAGCGGCGATCCCAGCCTCCTTGAACTGGGTCTCGATGTGTTTGGCATGGACACGATTGACCGCGAAGCAGATCGTTGACCTGTTCTCGCCCTGCTGAAGCCACGTTGACACGATGTCTGCCACCAGATGGCCCTTGTCCATGGCAGCGCCCAAGCCTTTAAGCTCGTAGTCGCCCAACACCGTCTTCACGCCAGACAGATCCGGGTGGACAGGTGGCCACGCTCGATCAGATCCGCCGTCGTAGTGCAAACGATCAGCTTGTCCCATCTTCCCTTCGCTCCCATGCCCTTTGACCACGGGGTGGCTGTCAAACCAACGAACGGGACATGCTCCCATTCCGGCATTCCCATCCACTTGTCGTACAACTTGAACATAACATGGCAATTGTGAACTAGAACTCCTTCAGCGAAGTAAGAAGGGTGTCCAGAGACGTGAAGGTTGAATACAGGTTCATCGCTTGCTCGTTCGTCAAACGTGACACTTTCCAGCCTAAGGTCACCAAAAATTCTGTCTTTTTCTGATCCAATTCCTTCCTCAGACCATTGTGTGATGCCCCGTCGATCTCGATTCCCCATTTCATTTCGGCATTGGCTATGTCCAACTTGTAGTTCGTGGGGTATCCAGAATCCCTCGCCATCCTTGTCGGGATAGCCATTTCGGCTTGCCATCCTTCGCCCAAAGCATGGAGAAGCGCCAACTGTGGCAGTGGCAGAAGGCGACCATTTCCTCCTCTGGAAATAGGAGCGTGCTTGATCCGCAATAATGTTTCTCGCATTTTTAGGCGAGCGGCATTCTTGCTCATTGGGTTGACGTGCTTCTTCGAGCAAGAGATTGAGCAAAACTCCCGCTTGTTCCAGATATGCTCTGCTTCCGGCTGTCCGTTTGGAAATATTTTCGGGATCATTTCCTTCCCACAATGAAGACAGTCCTTCTTCGCTAAAAACATTCTGTCCCACGCCCAAGTCCTGCGCTTTGATCCACCCCCTTGCTGTGAAGAAGGGGTGTTCAGGGGTAACTCTGACTGATCGACCATTGGAGAACCTCAATGTCATAGTTTTCGACATCTTGCGGGATACACTGACTACGTACCCTTCGCCTGTCGCACAAAGTATTCTATCACCGGGAAGGAAAGTTTCAATAGGCTTCTCGCCATCGGGTGTAAGGATCATCGTTCCAACCGAAAAACACTCATCGACGATGACCAAATCCGCTGCTGGGATGGTTCGACGCGCCAAGGTCTGAACTGAGCAAACCTGAACCGGTTGGCTACCATCCGTCATTTCGTGCTGGGCTTGGATGACGCCTACATCGAAAATCCCATTCGCCCTGAACCGCTCGACCGTCTGGTCAATCAAGCTCAGCGCGGGGACGCAGAACAGCACCCGCTTGTCCTTCATCCTCGCCCTGTTCACCAGAGCCGCAGCGATGACCGTTTTGCCCGCCCCTGTCGGAGCCTGAATGACCCGCCTCTTGAACCCTTCTCCCAAAGCCTCAGACAGCTTCTCGATAGCCTCTTCCTGATAATCCCTAAGCTCCATTGCACAGCTCCAGTTGCGGCGATTTTCTCTTACTTACTACTAAGACTCAGATTCCTTGGTAGGTATTA